TACATCATATGCAGCGACGTCACGTAACAAGGCGAAGAAGAGGTATCGTGGGCAAGGCAAATAGAATCGTAGATGGCAAAAGAAACCATAACATACCCGTAGATATGTCAGATGACTTCTATGACAACGGTTGGGAGCATTGTAAGTATCTAATCACTGACCCAAGGTCAGATGCATACCTTAGAAAATATTACGAAAAACGAGTATAAATACATTATTGAAGGTATAGTACCCGTATATGGCGTTGACATCGAAGTCATTCCGTGACTTTAGTTTAACTTTTGAGAAGAATGCAGTGACAAACGATGTCTTGTCTCTGAAGAATGAAGCTGCAATAAAAGCAGCAGTAAAAAATATAGTATTATACAACTTTTATGAGAAACCATTTGACCCTGCTTTTGGTGGGAACATCATTGGTTTGTTATTTGAGAATTACACAGACAGTTTAGCAACAGAAATCGAAGTACGTATTACTGAAGCTATTGAAATACATGAACCCAGAGTTGCGGTCTATGAGGTAGATGCAAATTGGGAAGAGGATCGTAATCAATTAGACGTTCGTGTTTCATACATTATACTAGGATTGACTCCTAAATTCGATGATATTAGAATTGCATTTAAACCGTAATGGCATTTAACCAAGTTAATGCTCTTGAATTTAACGAAATCAAGGCACAAATTAAAGCATACTTAAAATCACAGTCACAATTTAGTGATTATGACTTTGAAGGGTCGTCTTTGACGGTGCTTTTGGACACTCTTGCATATAATACTTACTATACAAGTGTAAATGCGAACCTTGCAGTCAACGAAGGGTTCCTAGAGACAGCAGTTTTACGAGAAAACGTCGTAAAATTAGCAAGAATGCTTGGTTACACACCAAAAAGTGCTAGAAGTGCAACTACAACAGTCAATATTGCAGTTCAGACAACGTTTCCATACCCTACTACTGTTACAATGGCAGCAGGATTGGTTCTAAACTTCACAGGATTGGACAATAACAACTTTGTTTTCTCTCTTCCGACTGATACAACCGTTTCTGTAGACAGTTTAACAGGTATCGCAACGTTTTCTAACATAGTTTTGTCTGAAGGTTTGTTCTTGACTGATACTTTTGTAAGAAATATCAATCAAAGACAGAGATTTATACTTACAAACGAGAAGGCAGACACCTCATCTATGATTGTACAGGTCACAAGTGGTACAATTACAGAAAAATATTTGCAAGCAACCGATATTACCAAGATAGATGCAACCTCTAAGGTGTATTTCTTAGAAGAATCTGAGTATTCTGTACCCGAAGTGTTATTTGGTGACGGAATTATTGGTAAAGACCTTGCAAATGGTGATGTTGTAGAGGTAAAATACACAACTTCATCAGGAACTGGAGCAAACGGACTAAAAGTTTTTGAAAATATTGGTACATTTAGAGATAATAACCTAAATGCTATCACTTCTGGCATCACAATTACCGTAGTTGCGTTCCCAGACGGAGGTGCAGCAGAGGAAAGCACTGAATCTATCAAGTTTGGTGCACCAAAATTCTATTCTGCGTTCGGTAGAGCGGTTAGTACACGTGATTATGAAGCAATTGTACCGCAAATCTACTCTAACATCGGTTCTATATCATGTTATGGAGGTGAAGAAGCGTCACCACCGCAATATGGTAAGGTATTTTTGGCAATCAAACCAAAAAATGCTGATAAATTATCTCTTTCAGAGAAAAATGCCATACTTAAGAAGTTAAGAGACTTCTCTGTGGCAGCAATTCAACCAACAATCATTGATCCAAGCATTCTTTTCATCGATTTGGTGTCATTTGTGTATTATAATCCCAATATTACACGTCGTGACCAGTCAGAAATCAAGAATATTGTGATTACTGCATTAACTGCACTAAATCAAAGTGCAGAGTTCAATAAATTTGGCGGTAAGTTCAAGTTCTCCAAGGTGCAGAGCGTAATTGACAACGCAGAAAACTCAATTACCTCGAACATTACTCGTGTCACCATGAGAAAGAACGTTCCTATCGAATTAAACGCTCGTGTCAACTACAACATATGTTATGGAAACAGAATTAATACAGGATCATCGAAAGAACCTTCAGTTTCTTCGTCTGGTTTTAAGATCGTGGGTGATGACATCAATACTTACTACCTAAATGACGATGGTGCGGGTACACTTAGACTCTACTATGTCAAAGGTACTGGTGAGTTTGAATATGTTGATGGACTATGGGGAACTGTAGACTACGATATGGGTGACATCGTAATTAATGACCTTATTATACAATCTACTAGTGTAGCAAATAATACACTACAAATTTCTGCAACGCCAAAGTCAAATGACCTTATTTCTCTCCGTGAAACTTATTTGACACTAGGTATAGATAATACAACTGTAAGTGTTGTAGAAGACACTATCAGCAGTGGTTCAAATCTTTCTGGTACAGGAGTGATACCAGAATCTAGCTATAAGTATTAAGCATGGCGAATAGCAGTTGGAAAGTCGGGTCGTGGACAACACCGACCACTACGGTAACAGCGACACCTGTACCGTCGGAGGTCAGTCCAGAGTCGAGATCAAAGATATCAACGAATATTGCAGCACAGTTTCCTAGTTTCATACAGGAAAACTTCGGCACGTTCATAGAATTTGTAAAAGAGTACTATAAGTCACAAGAATTAAAGGGATATTGCATTGACGTCATCCAAAACTGGAGTGATTACTATAATATTGACCAATATGGTGAACTTGTCACCCAAACTAAGTTAATTTCCGCTGTTACAATTGATACAACAACGATTGACGTCGAATCTACACGTGATTTTCCGTCAGAAGGACTTTTATTGATAGATGAAGAGATAATTTACTACCAAAAGAAGGGATCTACGCTTTTTCAAGATTGTGGACGTGGATTTAACGCTGTAAAGTCGATTGGAAAGTTTGATCAGTACAAATTTGAGAATACAGTCGCTGCATCACACGTAAATGGCAGTACAGTAGTCAATTTGAACAATATTTTCCCGCTGTACATGCTTGGAAAGTTCAAAGAGCAGTTTTTATCAACATTTCCAAAGAATTTTGCAGATGGTGTTACAGAAAGCACCGTAATTAAGCGTATTAAGGATTTTTACGCATCTAAAGGTTCAACTAGGTCTTTCCAGTTTGTACTAAGAGCGTTATTTGGTGTTGAGTCTAATGTGTCTTACCCACGAGACAGAATCTTCAAACCATCCGACGCATTTTACAGTTCTAGAGAAGTTATCCGTGCAGTTCCCGTAACAGGCGACCCAATATCACTTGTAGGTCAAGTATTGTACCAAGAAGCGGATTCTACAGACCCTTCTGTGTCTGCTGCAAGGATTTACGTAAAAGGCGTAGTAGAAGTTTTTACTAGCGAAGGTTCTATCTACGAAATCGACGTAGATACCAATAATTCGACTGGTTCCTTTGTTACACCGTACAAAACAGTGCTTGCTGCGGATTTAGGTCAAGAATTAGTTGATGATGTTGTAACAGTCGATTCTACAATAGGGTGGCCAGAGCAAAACGGAAGATTTAGAGTAGAAGACGAGATAATTTCATATACAGACAAAACAGTCAACCAATTCCTCGGTTGTAGTCGTGCTAGAGAGAATACAATCAATAGAGCACACGATGCAGGGCAGGAAGTGTTTGCTGCGTTCAAAATATTCGGATATTCCAATGTAGATGGTTCACTTGTACAATTAAAGGTGTATGGTGGAACTAGAGGAGTTATTCTTAACGATGGTGGAAAATATTACTTACCTAACAGTAAAGTCACAACTCCTAGAGCACCAGGTTTTGATTCTATCGACCCTATCTGGGATTCATACTTATATAACGTCAGAAAGGCACTGAGAGGCGTCTCTGCGACTCTAGGAAGCGTTAATGCTGATGGTTCGGTAAAATGTACCGTAATCACTGTAGAGAAGCATAGATTAGTCAGAGATGACGTAATTAGAATTCTTAATGCACCAGAAGACATCTATAACAACAATCACGACGTTGTAGGTATTGTTGATGCTAATACATTCGAGTTTAACTTCAGTTCTACTCCTGCAAACGGTATTAGTGGATATGAGTTCTATATTGCCAGAGAATTTGCATATGGTAAGAGTGATTACAATTCTATCAATGTAGCAATCAATAAATTCACTGCAGACGTCCAAAACACTTATAAGACTGACGATACTGCTATTGTAACTAGTACAGGTATACCATCACACAAGATAGGACCTTTTGGTACAAATGACCTAACGCCAGGTAACCAAAGATACTTAAAGAGGTTACCTTTGATACCATCAGTCAAATCTACAAAGACTGACACTCCAGTAGGTCAAATTGGTATTGGTGTTAACGGAGTTCCCTTATTCTCTTACAAAGGTAACGGAATTAAGAAGTATGGTGGTCTATTATCAATTGCCAAGATAAACGGTGGTGAAGGATATGATATCACTAACCCACCAACTGTAGAATTTGAAGAAGACTACAAACTAGGTAATACGTATGCTACGTTTACTAGAGTCAAGTATAACGGAAATAGGTACGTTGCTGATAATAGTGGTGTAACATCTACTACACTATACCCAACTCATACAACTGGTACACAGACATTAGGTACAGTTAACTGGACATACGAAGGAGAGTCCGCTGCTGCTATTGTAACCGTCACAGGTTCTGTAACTTCTATCAACGTTACTGACGGAGGATCAGGATATACTACACAACCAATCGTTTCTATTACAGGTGGTGGTGCAACTGCTGGTAACCAAGCATCTGCAACCGCACAGATTACTGCAGGGTCTGTAACTGGTATCAATATTGTCAGTGGTGGTTTTGGATATACAAGCGTTCCTACAATCACAATCACTGGAGGTAACGGAACTGGTGCTGCTGCTACCGCAGTATGCAGAGGACCTGTAAACACTGTCACTATTACAGACACAGGTAGTCAATATACCTACGAACCTACTATCAAGTTAATTACTGGTAGTGGTGCTGTTGCGTATCCATCAATACTAAACGGAAAGATAGAAA